ACGCACACGATGTGACGTTTGTCCGTTTCGGCCCCATTCGCTGCCTTTCGCCATCTCTCGCTTTCTCTCTAATAATCCGTAAGATAGGCCTCATTCGAGGCTTAGGCGACGCATACGCCGACCCCTCGAAACGCCAAAAGGGTTACACGACGGGACAAGGCCACACACAGATGCGACTTACAGATGAAACTATCCGGCGACGGAAGCGGCCAACAACGGGCCAGCTATTGCTCTGGGACGATCTGGTCAGCGGCTTCGGTGTGCGGCTCACGCCGACGAAAACTTCGTTCGTCGTGCAGTGGCGCGAGTCGAGCAGCCGCAAGCCGCGCGAGTCGCTGAGACCGCACTGGCCGGCGCTGTCGGTCGCGAGGGCGCGAGAGATGGCTCGAACCCGGCTCGGTGAAGTGGTTGCTACCCAGGGCGCGGCCGGCGGCGAGCCGCTGCGCCTAGCTATAAGGCGTTGGTACGAGCGCCAGACCGAAATCAACTCGTGGCGCCCGCGGTATCGCAGCAAGGTCGATTCGATCATCAGCACTTATTTTGAGGGTCTGGACAACCCGAGGGTCAAGCTGACAGCGGCGGCGAAACTTGCGATCACTGAACTCGGCCAGAAGCCCGTCAGCAGCGTGACACGCTCGGACGCCATGCGCGTCATCAATGCCATCAAACCTGGCATCGCCGAGCAGGTCATGGCGATCGGCAGCTCGTTCTACAACGCGGCGTTGGAGCAGGGCGTGGAGTGCCTCAATCCCTACCGCAATCGACTGCGGGTTACTGGCGGGCGCAACGTGCGCTCGCGCGCGCTGACCGAGATGGAATTCCTGACACTGTGGCGCGCGCTCGAGGCTGAGGGGGATCCGGCCCTCGGTGCTTTCGCAATTCTCGCCTACACGGGCTGCCGCCGGCGCGAGATCACGCAGCTGCGCTGGAGCGAAGTGGATCTCGACGCGGCCACGATCACATTACCGCCCGAGCGCCGGAAGACCGGCAACAAGGACCCCGAGCCTTTCGTGATCAACCTGCATCCTTCAGCAGTTGCAATTCTGCGCCGTCAGCCAGTGCTCGAGGGCAACCCCCACGTGTTCTGGGGCCGGCGTGATCACAAGCCGTTCGATTTTCACTACGCGATCATGCAGCGACTCAACGCGCTGCAGATCCCCGATTGGCGACTACACGATGTGCGCCGTTTCATGCGCTCCGGCATGGCCCGGCTCGGTATCGCGCAGATCGTTGCCGAGTTGTGCCTGGGCCATGTCGCGAAGTCGGGATTGGTGGCGGTCTACGACCAGCACAGCTACTCGACGGAGAAGCGCGAGGCGTGGTTGCGGTGGGGCGATCACCTCGCGCAGCTCGTGAGTCTCCCCGTATGAGCAGTCCAAAGGCATTGGACGCCAAGCTCGACCAGCTGCGCCTAGAGTTCGACGCCGGCAGCCAGCCAGCACTCGCGAAAGCAATCCTCGTGTGCGGGGAGAAGGGCGTCCTGCTGCCAGGCTGGGTCGTCACCGCGTGGCGGCAGGGATGCGATGACGTTCGTGATCGCAAGGTCAAGGGTTGGGACGATGTGCTCGCCAACGGCAAGCGGAAGACATTGAAGCAGTTACGCAGGGAATACACCATCAGTCAAAAACTGAGGCTTGTCGCTTCAGGATTCGATTTCTACGACAGCTTAACGATCAGCAATAACAGAACAAAAAAAGATAGTACATTCGCCGTCATCGCCAAGCATCTCACAGCAGCCGGAAAGTTCTCGAGTCAATGGACAGAGGTCAGTTGGAGTGCCGCGAAGGGCCTTTTCTACGAAGTCAAAAGACAGCGACTGCAAGCGGGTATCCAGCCCGGTAAGCTGAAACAAACAGTGACCATCGACGAAACACGGCGCGCCCTCGTCTCTACGTTTGAAAGCGATCCGGACGCCCCGGGCGCCGCTTGGGGCGAGTTCATGGGCGATAAGATCCTAATCGGTCGGATCAACCCCAAGCCCTGAAGGTCAGAGGCCCGTTTCCAGGGCCTGCAAAATTCCAGTGAGCCACGCTGTCAATAGCTCGGCCGCGTCCGCCTTCTGATCGCTTGTGTACCCAGCAATCTGCGTGCGTAGGTGATTGCGCGCCGTGCCGCGAAAATTCACGACCTTCTCGAACGCGGCTTTCGCGAATTTCACCTGACCCGCATGGACATACACCAGCGCGGGCGTGGCGCGCTCCTCAAGATCCAGAGTCGTGATGCCCTCACGGATTTCCCGCACATCGTGGCCGCCCTTGTGGGCCTCAAGGAGCACGACTTTTCCCAGTCCCGTCGGCTCAGCGTAAAGCGCAATATCATCCGGATAGAGAACCGTCTTGCATTCCGCACGAATCGCAGCGAGCCGCTCGAACACGTCGGCCAAGTACGTCGGCAGTGCGCTCTGGATGGGCTTCACGTCCCAATCGAGGACGTATAGCGGGTACTCGCAGATACTGTCGACATCCGCGGCAAAATAAACCGTGCCAAGGGCGCCTCGCACCGCTGACACCCCCGTCACAGCGAAGATCGTACCCACTATCTTCGGCGCTTCGACCGCCGCCAGTTCACCGACGGCTTGCATAGAATCTTGGACTTCTGGACTGGACATGATGATCTCCTATGAAACGCTCACCAGGAGCGCTGACTCGGGGAAGAAACTGCCGACATTGGACGGCGCGAACACCATGCAGACCGCATCGGCCAGGTTCGGCGATTTGAATCCTGCAGGCGCCTTGTCAATCACGATCTTGCCGGCGCCGTTGATGCTATAGGTCGGTTGCGACAACTCCTGCAGCAGTTGCGGCAGCTCCTCGAGGTCCGGCGCGATCGAGATCAACTCGTCGGCGTCGAACTGACCGCCCTCGGCGATCGCGCGGTGCGTCGCTTGGAAGCGCTGTCGCAGGCTCCACCAGCTTTGAGCTTTCAAGTTCGCGAAGAAGTCCGCATTGCGTCTCCCCGGCACCATTTCGCCATCGGGATCGAGCGCTGCCGCGCTGCCGCGATAGACTTGGTCATCGATCCAACGCAGGCCTTGTGTCTTGCGGCGCTCATTGATGACTCGCGCGTCTCCGCGCACGCCAGCGCCCATGCCGTCGGCGTCGTAGCGGAACGATCTGTAGCCGCGCTCATCGCAGCAAAGGAACGCCATCTCGACCGAGGCGAAGATGTCACGGTTGGCGCCGCTCCAGGATTTCAGGCACTCGAGGCGCTGCCCATATCGAGCCGCGAATGCGTTCCGATCTCGGCCCTCGTCGGCGATATCGAGCGCCGCCCGTCGATCGCCGGATGGCTTGATGCCGAGTCGTTCGAGCGCGCCGACGGCGCTTTGCGCCCAGGCCATCGGAATCAGCGCGCCCTCGGTCGACGCTCGGTAGTCGATATCGATCTCGGCGGCGAGCGTGACCGGATCGAGCCGGCGCTTCTGGTCCGCGTACCACGCCTCGCCCTTTCGCGGGTCATCGCGCCAGCTGAAGGTGAAGACCTTGACGCGGCCCGAGTGCCTTTTTTCTGCAAACGGATTCGCCAGACCGGACACGCTGCTGATGTCGATGCGGCAATCCGTGTTACTCGCGAGCGAGGCTTCGACCAAGTGCGGGCGCTCGATGTGCGCGGCTTCGTCGATAATGAACATCGTCGTGCGGCCGCCTCGGCCGATGTCATCGCCGGCCTGGCCCATGATCGCGCTGCCGGTCTCCGGAAACGTGATTCGCATGTGCGCGCTGTTGCGGCCTTCATCCCAGCTGCCGCGGAACTCGGGCGGCAGGTGCTTGAGAAACGTCCGTGCTTTCCAGAACAAGCAATCCGGGTCGCCGCTTCGGTCGAGCTTGTCTTCCTTCGCCGAGCCGACGCCGATAACCATCCCACGATTGAAGAGGCAGAGCGATGCGGCGAGCGCCATGGCAAGCCAGCTAATCCCGCAGTCGCGGGACTTCTCGGTGAGTCCGGCTTCTTTGTTCCGCGCGAGCTCGAGCACCCACTCGACCCATGCGCGCTGCTTTGGGAAGAGCAGGAAGGGCATGACCACATCGCGCGGCGGCGAGAGCATTGCGAGTCGCGGATCGCTGGTCACGCCAAAGTCGTTGATGTAATCGGCGAGGTGCTCGGCATACCAGGCGCGAACGCCGGGCAGAATGTCAGGCCGCGCCCTGATGCGTGCCAGCCTAGCCGCGCGTTCGGCATAGACCGGGCGGTAGTCGGGACTGCGCCAGTCGAAATCCGCTCCGCTCATGCTGCGCTCCCGGCAAGCAGGCGCAGCACCTCAGAGGGCTGCACTCCGAGCGCGCCGGCGATGTCGTTAGCACTGAGCCCTGCAGCGCTCAACCGGCGGATCTCGGCGGCGAGCCTGACGAAGTTGGGCCGGTGGCGCGTGCGTTCAGCCTCGCGGGCAGCCGCCACGAGTTGGTCCCAGTACACGCTCATGCGGCTGCTCCGAGCTGCGTCTCGACACGGCGCTGTCCATGCGTCAACGCGTTGTTAGCAGATCTGCGGCCTGACGCAATAGGAACGCTCAGGAGCGGCGCAGTTTGCCATCTCACCAATGGCGCGCCGGAACTGCCGATCGTGGCGCCGGCGGGGCGCCGCTCAGAACCAAGCGGCTTCTCTGCAGCTAGGGACGGAGCAGGTCGAGGAGTTGAAGCAGGAAGCCGAGCACGAGCAGTGCTATGGCGAGGTTGAAGCCGCGTCTGCGCAATTGGTACTGCTGCTTGCCGTAAAGCGTTGCCGGCAGTTCGCTGAAAGTCCCGCCAGCACTGACTGCGGCGCCATCGGGGGTGTAATCGGTCACCTTCGGTGGATACCACAGCAGCATCAGCGACCCGGCCATGTTTAAAATCAGTCCTACGATTGCCATCGGATGTGTCATTGGTCGCTACCTCAGGAGTTACCGGGTCAGCATCGACTTGATGGCAGACGGTCCGAAAGGCTTGCCCGAGGCGCTGTAATGCTTCGCTACGGCGAGTGCGACCGCGATTTGACGATAAGAGCGCCGAATCCTCAAGCGCCGGTTCTCGTAGCGCAAACTGCGCGCGAGCTTGACTACTTCCGGGCGCAGCTCCGCGTGAGACTTGCGGCCCTCGCACTTGCCCGCCGCGGCCTTCTTGCGCGCCCTGGCGCCGCGCAGCTTGTTCACCAACATCGACTTCTCGAACTGACTGATGGCGCCGAGCACTTGGCGCACCAGCACGGCCGTCGGCGTGTCGGAGACGAAACTCTCGGGACTGTCCACAGCAATCAGATCGATGCCGCGAGTCTTGAGCAAATGGTAGCCGGTTTCCTGCAGCATCAAGTCGCGGGCGAAGCGGGAAGCTGTCTCGACCAGGATGGTGCGGATTTCCTGATGATCCGCCAGGTACTGCAGCATCGCGGCAAAGCCCGGCCGCGCATCGATGGCGTCGGCGCCGGTAATCGCAGCGTCGTAGTACGGCGGCAGCACAATCTCGTAGCCGGCGTGCCGCGCATAGGCTCGGATCGCGGCCATCTGCCGCTTGTCGCTGTCCTTGTCCTCGCCGACGTTCGTCTTTGAGCTGGTCCGCAGGTACGCCAGAGCAGGTTTGTTCTCTGCCATGATAGTTGGCTCCCATGCCTTTAATTTCAGTGCTTCTGAGCATATCATGTTCTGTAATCCTGAGAATAGAGAACGGCGTAGAGGTCATGGTTGGCTCTCGGACTTCGGCGCTTCGATGATTCGGAAGGCCTCGTGCTGCGGATCGGGGTCGAGGGTGCCACGGGCCATGAGTTCGTATGCCTGCGCTGGTGTCAGAGCGCCGGGCTGCTGGCCGTTAAAGGTCAGCGCGACCAATGGGCCGACCGGCTGCCCATCGCGGCCAGCGATTTCCTGCACCAGCGCGGGCCGGCCGGAACCAACAGAAATGAGATCCATGGCCGCGCGCCTGCGCTCGCTGGGCGCGATCTTTTCGTCCATCGCGATGCTCGAAAGTACTCGGCACATTTTGCGGTCGTACTTGCGCGCGTACCGTCGCACCCGTGGCTCGATCCGCGGACGGCCCCCGGGATTTCCGGATGTTCCTTTGGGCCACGGCCGCAAGTTGCTCAGCGTTTTCGATGGGGGGGCGCTGCGCTCGTCTTCGATTGCGTCGCCTTTTCCCTCACTCATATCGATTCGCTCCGTTGATTGTTCACTGTTCTGAACGTATCGCAGAGCAAAAGGCTTCGCTGCTCTTTAAGGAGCCGAAAAGCCGAAAACCGCCGAATCGGCCGAATTCGGTTGGTGCAAGCGAGCCGAAAAGCCGAAAACCCTATGTAATAGGTTTCGGCGGCTCGTGCACTTTCGGCTCGGCTTCGGCTCACAGAGTGTCCTCCGAATGGAAGCGGTAGCCGCCGACGCACGGCTGTAGCCAGCCGAGGGTCTGCAGGGGATCTATAGCCTCCTGCAGTCGGGACTTCTTCGTGATGCCCTGGGACTTGGCGATGTCGCGCAGGTCGAGGCTCGAGACGATATCGGTCTCGGCGTGGCTGCGTTTCCATTCCTGTAAGGCGGCGAGCAGCAGCCGTTGGTTTTTGCCCGTGGGCGCCTTACGCGTGGCACTGCGGTTAGGGGCGTCGGTCGATACCACGATGCACGAAGTGACTGGATCGCCATCATCGTCCCGGCCGAGCTCCACGCTCTTGAGGTTAAATCCGTATTGATTGCCGGCGGGCAGGTCGCGCTGCTTGGTGACCGTGGCAACGCGCATCTCGCCTTTGACGCTGATCTCGATCTCGGTATCCAGTGCGGCCTTGAGGCTTGAATGTCCGCGGGCGCCGCGGGCCTCGTCCTTGCCGAAGTGATGAACCAGGAAGACGGAGGCGCCGATTGTGAGCCTCACCGTATCCGCGCCAGCGATAAGCGCGCCCATGTCCTCCGGCCCGTTCTCGTCGCCGCCGGCAATCGCGCGCGAGAGCGTATCGACAAACACCGCGACGCACTTTTCGCCGAAATGGACCTCCGCTGCGCGGATGAAGTCGGTCAGGAGCCCCACGTCGACCGGATCGCGCAGGTTTACCGGCCCCGGCGTGAGTCGCAGCGGGATGCTCGCCGGGAATTCGCCGGCTGTCCTGCCAGCGACGAAGCGATTTTCCGCCGATACGGGTCCCTCGAGCGCGGCATAGATCACAAGGCCGCCTCTGACTTGGTGCCCTCGCCAGGTACGGCGTGCCGCGATGTGCATCGCCAGGTCGGTTGCGAAGAAAGTCTTGCCGCAGCCAGCAGCGCCCAAAATACCGATGAGGGTTTGAACACCGGCCAAGCTCTTCACCACATGGCCATCAGACAGATGCGCCCGCATGGCGCCGAAGTCGATGCCCGAAAGGGTCCTAGCCCGTGCGCCGGCGCCACTGCCGGTGCCGTTAGCTTTGCGCGGCTCCTCGTCGGCATACGCATCGAGCGGCGGTAGTTCCTCGCGCTCGAGCGCCTCGCGATCAATGCGCTGCTGCAGCCCAACTATTTTGTCAGTTTCCACGCGCATGATCCCTCGCATACCCGATCCGGCGTGCTGCCGCGGCTAGGCGCTGCCACGCGCCATCATCGACTGCCTTGGTCTCGAGCATCTCGGCGACTACGATGACCGCGACGTCGACCTCATGTGAGATGAGATCGAGCAGATCGCGCGCGCTGATGCGGCTGTGGCTTGGTTTATTGGCATGACCGATCGGTGCGTCATACAAGTCGGTCAAAGTTAGCCCCAGCGCCTCGACTACTGCATCCGTGCTGCACCCGCAGAACGGATAGATCAGCACGCGATCGTCTACTGCGCGAACGCTGACCGGCCGGCCGCGCTTGGACTGACAGCACGGGCAGCCGCCGACCCAATTGTCGGGCCGCGTCTGCTTCACGTTGCGCATGCGATCGAGCACGCGTGCAGCGGCGGCGCTCATTCCGATGCGTCCTCCGCCAGCACCTCCGCGACCATTTCTGGCGTCAGGCGCAGGGTATCGGCGATGAAGCGCTTGCTGTGGCCGCAACGATGTAGTCGGCGGACTTCATCGGCGAGTTTCTCGGAATCGTTAGGCCGATGCTCATTCGTCATGGCGGCGTATGCGGCCATGTCGAGCTTGCCGCCGGTGTTGCGCGGGCTCACTTGTCACCTCGGGCTTCGCGCACGGCGCGCAGCAGCCAATCGAGTGCGAGAAAAAGTGCGGCGAGTTCGATCATGCCGCGGCACTCCGCGTCGCTGCGTAGTGCGCAATCAGCAAGGCCTCGGCGCGGTTGTGGTCGCGCTTGCGATCAAGGTCGGCCGCGGGGAATAACAGCCGCGCGCGGTCCAGGCTGGCGGCCTTGTCGCTCTTGAGGCCATAGCTGCGCTTCCAGGATTGCGGCGTCACGAGTTCAATACGCGCCCGCAGCGCCTGCAGGGCGGCAAGGACGCTGCCCAGCGTCGCGCCCTGGCTGAATGCCGCCTGGCTGCCGTTGCGAGGCATCGCGTGCACGCGCTCGACCGTGGCGCGTAGTTCGGTGCCGCCGCGGATCTCGAGCAGTTGCGAGGTGAAGGCCTCGGCGTCGATCCAGCCGAGTTTGCCGGATCTGATGATCGGTAAATCATTGACCGCGACCAGCGAGCCGTCGGCATCGGGGACCGCATACGCGCCGGTGCCCGGATCGATGCCGAGGGTGAGGCGCGTCATGGCGCACCTCGCGGCGCGCCGGCCACGGGCGCCGGCGCCGGATAAACCGTCGCGTCGGCGGGGAGAGAAGCGCGACGGGATTCACGACCAGCGCTCACCGCTGCGCTGCCTTTGCGAGCACGTCAAGCTGCTCGGCCACGCGGCGCGTGACACCAAAAATCTTATGCCGCCGACGCCCGAGTGCTCGCCATGCTTCGAGCGTTCTGATCCCCTCGGCCGCCAAGCGATTGAAAACGGCAGGCGAGAGCTGATCTGAGGGGAGCGGGTGCCCTATGATTTCAGGTTGCGGCGCGGACGGCCGGTGCGGTAGATTTGCCATGCTGATACTGCTGGTATTGGTTGACGCAAATTGAGGGCTCGCCCTGCCAGGGGCGGGCTCTCAGCGTTTTGGGAGTCCGAGAATTCATGCGACAGGCTGGTCGCGCCCTGCGCGGCGACGTGGCACCGGACGCTCGGCCTGTTCCTTCATCCACTGGTCGAGCCATTCTGCGGTGTAAACCGCTCGATGATTGATTATGCCGTAGCGCGGGCCGCCTCCGTCCGAGGCAAGATTCGCCAGGCTGACGGAAGTCGCCGGCACGCCTCGATCTGTCAGATAGGCTGCAGCAAGTTCTCGGGTCAGATATCGCATATGGGCTCCGACTGATAGAGAGCGAATAAGAGTTTGTGCGAGCGTAACCGCGTAGGCCCGCGCATCGTTTCCAAAATTTTCGCGGAAATTGCTGGAAACCTTTTAAGAGCAATGCGCAGTAATGTGCTGTGCATGAAGTCAATTTCAATCTACGTGTCGGATGAGTTCGCCAAGAAGGTGGAGCGAGCTGCACAAGCCGATCGGCGACCGGTGAGCGCCTTCATCCGACTGGTGCTTGAGGATGCGGTAGCCGAGCGTGACGCGGAAGCCGCACCTGCACTGGTGCAGCAGACGCGCCGCTCGAGTTCGTCGGTAGGGCGCAATGCTTGACCTTGACAAACTGCCGCCCGACGTCACGCGCCTGGCCCAGGCGTGTCTAGTTGAAAATCTAACGGCGCAGCAGCTAATGCATCAAACGCCGGAGGACTGTCTCGAGTTCGCCCGGCAAGCCGGATTCAGCAGCTTTGACGACTTCTTGGCCGCGATCGGTTGGGTGTCTGACTTCTTCCTGGCTCGCTCGACGCCGCCCTCATGATCCAAAACATACCCGCTGTTTGACCCAGAGGCGCGGCGATGGGCTCACGGTACGCATCGGCACACCAGGAGATCCAGGCAATCCTGCAGCGCGAGCCTCATCTCACGGCAAAAGAAGTTTGGCATCAGATGACCGATAGCTGGCCGGTGCCGCCCGTGCGGACCGTTTCCCGCTACATGAAGTTGGCTCGATTGGCAATGGCATCGGTTGCCAAAAGTCGAAAGCCGAATTCGGCTAGCGTCGAGGGACCCGATGGTCTTTTAACGAAGGAGTTCCGAATGGCGACCGCTGACGAAAAGCTTGATTCCATCGCTTCCCACTTGGATTCATTGCACACGAAGATTGATTCAATGGGCGAGAGCTGCAAGAAGACTGATGCGCGCCTGGACGCTCTCGAAGCCGATCGCGAGAAGCAGAAGGCCGATTCCGAGCGTGAGGAGAAGGCAAAGGCCGACGCAGCCAAGCGACGGGCGGATGCGGCATCGGACTCGCACGCCTACGCTGACGCCCAGATGCGTTGCGACAGCGCTTTTCAAGCCTGGGGCAAGATGGCGCCGCACGCGCTGCACGGCGAGTCTCTCCGCGATTTCCGTATCCGCTTGCTGTCTGCTTTGAAGGTGCACAGCCGAGCCTATGGGGACTCAGATCTGGCGACGGTCGGCGATGAGGCCGTGTTTTCCAATATCGAGGGCATCATCATCAAGGACGCCATCGAGGCTTCGAACAGCCACGCCGACACCCCGGGCGTGCTGCGTCAGGTGACGAGCCGCGACAATAGCGGCCGTCAAGTCACCCGCTTTTACGGGGACCCCGCAGTCGCCTGGGGCGAATTCATGGGTGGCACGAGATTCGGCAAGATCGTCAGGCCACCGGCGCATTGAGTTTCGGCCAAGAGCCATCCCGCCGCGGTTCGCGCTTTTCCGCGGCGGCGCGGATTTGACGGAGAGTGCCGCGTCGTCCAAAACCCCGTCAGCCGGCGGGCTGCGATTCGCAGTACTTGCAACTGCGCCACTCCTCGAGACCGCGGCCGGCGTCATTGAGAGCACGATCGGATGCAAAGGGTTCTGAGCACTGAGACCGGATTTCACTACGTGAGAGTCGTCACCGCGCACCGCGGTGGCTCCTTCACACATGGCGAAGATCTCCGATTCAGCGCGCGCGCTAGTGCTGTGGAGGAATGCGACCGGCTCCAGGCCGAGTTCGACGCCGATTGCGAGCCGCGGCGGGTGTACGTGCTCGATTGCGAAAAGGATCCGACGCAGGCAGGGGGGCGCGGCGTAGGCCGCCGGTCGATTGAAAGGGAGGCCTGAACTCGCCAGGGCGCGCGGTCATCGATCGGTAAGCCATGTACGGTATTTTTGACATGGTTCGCGCTGAACCCGCCCCAAAATGTGCGCAACCTCATGAATTTACAGGGCGTTGCGGCACTCTCGGGACCTTCGGATACACTGAAGCGGCGTATGGCCAAAGGCATCACATCTCGACAGGTAATGTCCATTCCGCCCCTGCGGCCGGGCGAGGGACCGACTGTCGACCTCATGCAGCACCGAGTTGTCCAGGTCAATGGGCAGACGGTGCAGTCCTTTGCGATTGATCTTCGCTCGGCGCCGGTGCCAGAGAGAAAATACTTGGCGGAGGCGTGCGATGTTAGACGTCGGCCCAGTGGTGTCGCGCTTCTTTTTGGTCAGGAGCGATTCGGCAAAGGCGGCCTTCGATCGCTGTTGGTGATCCAAATGTCTCCCACAGGGGTGGCGCGATACCTGAATTCCATGGATGAAATGAATCCATCGTTTGAGGTGATGGCCAGGGCAGCAGGCATCACCGCTGAGCCGGGTGTCGAGATTTTGGAGGAACCGGCGCAGACCATTGCGCTCGGCGCGACCATGATTCTGAGTGCTCTGTCCAATGACGATGCGTGTATGGATTTCTTCAAAACCTCGCCGTTCTCTCTTGCTACAGCGCAGCAGACGAAGAAGATCGCGATGGAGCCGGTAGTCCGTGTCGACCTTGCTACTTCGCTGTTGTTGGCATTGGTCGAAAAGTTGCGGCGGGTCGCAGAAAGCTTTCCGAAGTCCGCCTTTCCCGTGGAACTTCCGGAGGAAACATAAGATGGACATGACTGAATACCAGGCTTTCGATATCGGTGCGTGGACTTTGGAAGGCCTGACGCGGCACATAAAAACAGCGACGGCCTGGGTGACTGCCAAACGGCCGAAGAACTGGCCCGCGTCATTGACGTTGGCGAGCACGCTGCTGGTGACAGCGGGTAACTGCTTCGGGGGCACCGCGGTGGTCGCTGTGTCGAAGCCTCCACCGATAGCGGCCCGGCAACTGGTCGCTCAACAAGCCGTAGGCAAAGATCTGATCGTTGGGTCGCCTCAGCAGTTTTGGGCGGATGTGGCCCGCGAGATGCGTTCTTGGAAGCCGATCGACGAGGCGGATGATCTGGAGATTCCGCCCTTCGTTTGACGGTGGCCGGCTCGTGGTATGCCGAGACTCTCCGGGCAGACATCAGCCAGGGCGACGTGTTCTCAGGCGTTCCATTTACCACGCTCAAGGAACCGCTGACACACCTCGCCAAGGGTTCGGCCAACAAAGGCGACCTCATATGGGTACCCACTGAGGGGGCCGATACCAGCGCGGCGACCCCCAAGCATTGTCTTGCACACTACCGCGTGGGGTACGGCATCGTGGTTTCGCATGATTGCGCGATCGACAAACCGAATCGGACAACCCGGTTTTTGTTTGCCCCTGTGCATCCACTTGATACCTTGAGCCCGAAAGTGCAGGAGCAGGTTCGGGCACAAGGCCACATGGCATACATGTATCTACCCCTAATTGGGTCTATGCAAGAGTCATGTTTGGACTTGCGTCTGGTGCAGCCTATACCGAGGGACATTGTTGCCTCCTTCCAGCGCATCGCATCGCTGTCCGATGAAGGACGTGAGCGATTGCAAAGCGCCTTGATAGTCTTCTTCGTGAGTCGAGACCGAACTCAACAGGCGAAATCTGCTGAGGATTAGCTCACCGCGTCTAGCAACGCCGCGTCGTCATTCTTGGGGCTGTTGACCCGCGTGCTGACTTTCTGTGCATGCATTAGGTTGTCGGGGTAGGGTTTCAGCGTCGCACGGGCTTGCTCAGGCGAGCCGGCTAGCCACGCCTCGATATCCTCTTGCGCCAAGATCGCCGGCATGCGCTGCTTGACGTTGTGGATCTCGGCCATAAGCGAATTCGTCGGCATCGTGATGATGGCGCAGCTCTGGACCGCCGTGCCGTCGTCGTGCCTCGACACATCCCACAGCCCCGCAAATCCGAACACGGGCTGATCGGCGGCCGTGATGTAATAAGGCTGCTTCGTCTTGCCGTCGGGCAATAAGTGCTAGAAGCCGCTCGCCGGCAGAATGCAGGGCTGCCCGCGCTTCCACGGACCGCGCCAGGTCGGCCCATCGGTCAGCCTTTCGATGGTGGCATTGATAGTGCTGTACTTCGGCGCCACGCCCTTGGCGAAGAACGGCACCAGTCCCCATCGCTGAATGGACCGGTTGGCAGGGTGGCCGCTACGGTCAGCAGATGCCCCGCCGCAATGTCTTCGACCCCCTCGAGCCGACTGCAGAGCCGCGCTGGTATGTGGTACGTGACCGGCTCAACGCGGTGCTGGATGCAGGATTTCCTGTATTGGGACCGGCTGATTTCCCCGGATTGTACCCACTGTGAGTGAGACACCGGCGGAGCCGCAGGCGACGATTCTTAGCTATCTTTCTTCTTGCTGGCAAGTTTTCTGGCTTTGACGCCGCGGTAGCTCTCGCCGGTGATGTGGATGGCGAGCGCCGAGTGCTCCAGACGATCACGGTTAGCATCTCGCCGAGTGATCCAGTGCTAGGGGACCTTACACAACTCGTGGCCGTCTTCGCTCACGCCATTCGGTGCCAGTTTATTGAGCGCGCCGCTCGGCAAAGCGCCATCTCAAGGCCTGCAGGCGATTAGTAGATCGCGGTCCATAAACGATTCGCCAGACTTATTGAGGACGTCATAGCCACGCGCGCCACACAGCTCGCCGGCCTTTTGATAGCACATGCCCCAGTCGCGCGCCCATCCACCGCATTTGACTACGGCGGCGCGCCGACCGTCAGGAGCGTAGGTCGAATGTGCGTCCGCGCAGCCCGCCAGTAACGCCACACAGCACACGATTGCTCGCATAGCAGTCCCGGCCCCTAGTGCTCGTACCGAACGGAATCGTTTGAACGCCGCAGGCTCTGTCAGGCCATCGGGGGTCATCCTGATGGCCCTGCGGATTGTCCGCGGCTCCGATGATCGAGGCCGTCGCCGCCAGGACCACCAGGGTTGTGCTGGAAAAACTTACCTATGTTCATCTCGCGTTCCTGGGCTGTTGAAGCTCCCTATAGCCTTTACCAGCGCCGTCAATCGGGCAACTGGTAAAGTCGGCAACAGGCTCCCGACAGAATTCTTGTATTCATCATCCACTCCGCTACAGCGGCAGGCCTCGACCGGGAGGCGGCGGCTTAAAGCCGGCCGGGCTGCGTAGCGCAGCGGTGCGGTTCAGGTCTTCGCGCTGTCGTTCTGAATATGCACGTTCAGGGCGCGCTCGCCACCGAGCAGCTGCAGCAGCTGCTTGCGGATGGCGGTCTGCTCCGTTTCCAGATTGCTGTGTGCCATCGGGGAATAGGCGCCCTTCTTCAGTTGCACACGATCGAACTTAAAGTGCACGTCTGCCGCGATTGCAAACAGCAGGTTGGTGAAAAGCTCATCGCCATTCGCAGACCAGACCGCGAGCGAGGCGGGATCGAACTTTGTGTTGAGGTGATCGAGATATTCGTGCCAGGCATCGAGCACGGTCTGTTCTGTTGTCGTGCGCCGCGGCTTGCCGAGGATGCGCGTCCCGTAGAACACGAGATCGAGCATGTTGAGCGCTTTGACGTGGTCGGGGGAGGTGCGCGCTGCCCGCGTCGCCATGAGGGTCTGAAAGACGCCGAGCTTGCGCCCGCGTCGCTCGCGTAGAGTCTCGACCCACTTCTGCGCCTGGACAGCAAGAATAGGTCCGATAATCGTTGCGAAGACGATCGCCAAATCACCGGGTGTTATTGTTGAGAGCCATCCCATATCTGCGCCTCGTCCTCTTGTAATCTAATCGTCGTGCGTTCCCTGCCGGCTAGCGTCTACCCCTATCGCTCGGCCGGCAAGGGGAGCGCTCAGGGCAAGGCTGTGCCCGCTTGAGAGCGTCAATAGTGGCAGGGTCGGGCTGATCTACGCATAGGGAGGCTCCGCGAGCGCTGCGCTCCGCGCCAATGAGGACGGTTCGCATCTGCGCTGCCTAGCGACTTACAGGTTGTGCGTTGGCCTTTCTGTGGATAACCCAAAAGGGTTACAACGGCTTACATCCGGTACGTATCCAATTGATTACACAGGGCAGGTGACGCACACGATGT